TATTTTCTCAATCATTTCTGCACCGTTCTTAGATAGCATTTCTTTCGCCACAATACGCATCAGCATAGGATAACTATTGTCGCTTATAATTGACTTAATACGTTCCTCATCTATATTAATCAATATAGAATAAGCCTCAACTATATTATTAGCTGATGCTGCCGTATATCCTTCTTCTCTTAACTGCTCATTAACCCGTGACAATACTTTTTTTGGCTGTCCCTTAGGGTTGCCGCTTTGTCCTTTCTTAAATGTATTGCCGTAATTATGTCCTTTCTGAAATGGCATATATTTAACCGTTTGTATTTTCAATAAATGCTTCCGCTTCTTTATCACTAAGCTGCTGCCCGTTCCGCTTTATCACTAAGCTGCTGCCCGTTCCGCTTTCTTTGTTCAATTTTATCATTCTTGCCACTATCACATCGCAATATTTTGGGTCGAATTCTACTAATCTTGCTTTTCTTTTTAATTGGTCGCAAGAAACCATAGTAGTTCCGCTGCCTCCAAAAGCATCTATTACAATGTCGCCGCTTTTTGAACTATTCCCTATTTGATAAGCAAACAATCCAATTGGCTTCATTGTAGGGTGTTCTCCGTTTCTTTGTGGTTTATCAAAATTAATAACTGTTGTTTGCTTTCTGTCGGAATACCATTTGTGCGCTGCGCCTTCTTTCCAACCATATAAACAAGGTTCATGCTTCCAATGATAGTCACCCCTTCCCATTACTAAAACGTTTTTATTCCAAATTAAACATGAAGAAAGCTTTATCCCCGCATTTTTGAATGCAGTTCTAAAATTAATACCTTCTATGTCGGCGTGCCAAACATACCAAGCAGACCCTTTTTTTAAAAATGTATTACAAGAGGTAAAAAAATCATAAAGAAATTGATAAAATTTTGAATCTTCCATATTATCGTTTTCAATTTTCAGACCATTACTTCCTTGGTAGGCTACATTATACGGTGGGTCAGTAACAACCATGTCTGCAAATTCTCCTTGCATCAACTTTTCAAAAGTATCAGTTTGAGTACTATCACCACACAACAATCTATGATCTCCAATCTCATATAAATCACCTAAAACTGTATAGGGCTCTTTTGGTGGCACACCGTTAAATTCATCTTCTTGCGCTTCTAATACTTCTTCTTCAGAAAAGTCAGCAGGAATATCTAACCCCCATTCTCCTAATTGTTCTACATCCCAATCTGCTGTAATTTCTTCCCAATTCCAATCGCCAAAACCTACATTATCTTTAATAAGAAACTCATTCTTTTGTTCTTCCGTCCAATCGTCTGCAAGTATAACTGGCAGTTGCTTCATTCCACATTCTTTAGCTGCTTTTAGGCGCATATTACCACCGAGCACTACTACTTTATTATCTACGTCGGTAAAGCAAACTAAAGGGCGTTTCTGTAACATTTCTGGAAAGTCCTGTAATGATTTAACTAATTTAGCAAATTTATCGTCTTTAATTACACGAGGGTTTTTAGGGTTTGCCTTAATATCTGTTATATTTTTGTAAATCATTCTAGTATTTTAATTTTCAGTACTTCGCAAATAGCAAATAAATTTTTACTATTAATCCAATACTTCCCGCTTTCCATTCGGCAAAGTGCTTCGGGTGTTACACCTATCTCTTTTGCCATGTCTTGCAAAGATATGTCATTTAGTTTACGTTCGGTGCGAATGTAGTAAGAAAGTTTTTCTTTTGTCATAATTTGTAATTATTGCGTTCTAGGGCTTTAAATTGCTTCGGTGATATAACACTAAGGCAAAAGGCAGTATAATCGAATTTTGAGGCTAATATGTCGTTTTTGAAGACATAGACGATATTGTCGGAGAAGCGGCAGTAGTAAAGCATAATAAAAAGCAGTTTTGAAAGTCTGCAAACTTTTGAGGTGTTATTTACTAAGTATTTGCAAAACTTCGCTCCCAAAAATATCCATATTGAATGCCATCAATTTTGCGTTATATATTTTATTTTTAACCTTTGTTTCGGCTGTAATTTTAGCTTCTGTTTGCAAGATAATTTCTTTAATCATGTCATCAGCTGCAATTTCTTTTAATTTTACAAAACGTTTTAAAAGATGCTAACCCATAGCAAATATTAACCATTTAAACGGCTTCTTTAACCGTTGCATAAGTATAAACTGTACCGTCTGTACATTTTAAGGGATTGTTGTTAATGTAAATTGAAAACATAGTTGTAAAATTAAAAGTTAAAAAATTATAGATAATCTCCGAACATAGAAAAAATAGTATTCCAATCTTCAAAAGTTAATTCAATACCAGCTTTATTAATAGCTCTTACTTTTTGTGGTTTAGTAGTTCCTTTCATTTCAAATATTATTTTGAAAGCTGCTGAAACTCTTTTTTCAGAATCAGATATAATTACATCGGCTTTGTAATACATTTCTGTTGGTATTAAAAATGATTCACTTTTCATTGTACTTGTATTTATATTTTTTTCTTTTGTTACACAAAGATAAGGTTATAATTGATATAAATATCAATATCAAATGTTAAAGTTTTGTTAAAGGGATTAAAAAGATAAAATTAACCAAAGTAAGGTAGGTAAGGCAGTTTTATAAGTAAGTGTAAAAATCTAGTAAAATAGGTAATTATAAGTACTTATATATTATATAATAATAATAATATAATTTCTATATCTTATATAGTAAGCCTTACTTCCTTACTATTCAATACTGTATTGAGTTTGAGCCACTTTTTTAAACCTTACTAAAACCTTACTACCTTACTAACTTTTTAAAGAGATATGTTTTCAAAGTAAGGTAGGTAAGGCAAAAAAATAGCTAACCTTACCTTTACCTTACCTTTTACAACTTCTCGTAAACGCCCCTTTCTAACTGTGTAAATAACTTTCTATTGCTAGATAACCATACTTTAAATGTAGCCTCTTTCACCTTGTAACGTGCCGCTATTTCTATACCTGTTCTAGTTGTAAACTGTGCAGGTAAATCTGGGTATATTTTATCATAAGGGCTTCTAAGATTATCAATAGGCGTTTCTGGGTCAAGCAACTTTAAAGCCTTATTCATATTGGCAAAGAAATACTCCGTTAAACGAATAGCACGTTCCATACTATCCTGCATTATATAACCTACTCGGTAACTACCATCACTTATGGCTTGAATAATAAGAGCAAAACGTAGGCAGTAACCTTGATATTTTGCGATGATACCCTTAACGTTATCATTATTGGCTTTGTTGTAATAGGTGTTCTTATGGTCGTGCCACCGTTTATAAAGTTGCATTGCTTCGGGTGACATTGTATAATGTGTCTTTACTTCATTGTCACGATGTGCATATAAATCGCTGAATAACGTCGTAACACGCTCTTTTAAGTGTGTCGGCTTATATATCTGCTCAAATGATGCTTTATCTTGTGGGTTAGGATAGCTGAATAAAAAACGATGGTAAAAACCATTATAGGCGTTTTCCCCATTTGATAGTTGGTCTAACACACCGGGCTGAATACCACCAACAACATTACAAGTATAGTCTATTATCTTAGTTTCCTCACGGGTTATACGTTGCAACATAATGCTACTACCGTCCCACATTTCTAGCCACTTTTGTAAATCATCCCCCTGTTTATATGCGTTCATTCTTTTAATAAAACCTATCAACTCATCTGCAAGCAATACACACCCTTTATTATTGTATTGTAGCACGTTTATAACCGTTTCAATTGTGGCATCCTGTATAATGTTTTGTGATAGTATTGGCAATGTCGGCGGCGTGTTTGACTTCTTATCTTTATCAAAGATTGCTTTTTCTTCAATATAGGCAGCCTTCTTAGTCTTGTATTCTTTAAAGCGTTCGTTATCCTGTTTAGTAAGAAAATCAAAAGCTATCTTCATACTAGGCGACTTTGCGCTACCTGCATTAGCCACAACTGCAAGATAGATAATAGGCTTAACGAAATACCCGTCCAACGCTTCTAAATAGCAAGTATTACCTATTGCCGTACTAAGTGCCGAAAACATAAACGATGCAATGTACTCATGTTGAATGTTATGGCATTTAATATATTCCTGTAAATAGTCGGGGAATATATCATAAGGAAACTGCATCCTATCCTGGCGAAGTGGTTGTAGTTCGATAGGCTTTTGTTTTATTTCAATGCCTATACTATCGCAAATTATTTGTATTTCTTCAATAGTCTTAATCCAATCTCTTTTATTTCGGTAGTAAATAATCCTTGAGGGAGTAAGTACCCAACTTTTATCGCTTGCCCCTTTCCTATCCTGCCAATTAGGATAGTCGGGTAATGATGTTGTAAATAGAATAACCTTGCGTGATTTCCAATAAACTTTAGCTGAATAAGTAGCTGTACTATCTTTTCGTAAATATGCTATGTGCTTATCATTCTTACTATATTTATAGGATAAGTTTCTAAATAAAGACATTTCATTTAACATCGTTTCAAAGGCTTCATCCGTTATATTGTAGTCAAATGATAAACAAGTACTTTCATAATCTAAAGGGTACTCAACGGGGTTAAATGAAGTTTCTTTGTGTTCTAAGTTGTCTTTGTACTCGTTGAATGTAGCAGAAACAGATACAAGTAAATCGTATTCTTCTTGGGTAAGTTCTTCTAAATCTTCCCATGAATTATGAAACATAGTATATCCGGGTGTAGGAGCGCAATAAGCTAGTAACCCACCTGTATAAACGCTTATTATTTCATTGCCTTTATCATTGGCTGCAATACCTATCTTGTGACTGAGCTGCGGGTATTTAAAATAAATGTGATATCCCTTGTTTCTAGTTTCCTCAATACAAACTTTCCTTAAAACATCTTCATTAGTAGCTTTAACTATTTGCATCCAATCAGTAAAAACTACTTTATTGTCGGTATTCTTCAAATCAAAATCAAACGCCGCAAATGGCGGAAATAACTTTAAAGCTATCCCATTGGCTTGCTCAATCTCTTTTAGCCATTTATCAATAGTAGTATTGTTGTAATTATCGTCTGTAATTTCACTATGTTTAACAACGTGACTATCTGCGGTCTTTGTTTCAGCGTTCCAATAAATAGGAATAGGTTTTAAACCGATTGCAATTAATTCTCTAAAAATACTAATATCCATCGTCTTCTTTTTTATGTAGCTTTTCGTGGCAAGGTGAACAAATAGAAATTAAATCAAACATAGGCTCATCGGTAACACGCTGGTATGTCAAATGATGTACTTGTGTTGCGGTGTTTACCAAACACGCTTGGCAAAGATTTTTATCACGTTCCAACACTTTCAATCTTTTTTTTTGCCATTTTTCCGTCTTTAAATATTCTTTATAACGTTGCCACCATTCGCTAGATTTATCTTGCTGTTCTTTACGAAACTTTTCTGCTTCCGCTTCTTTTCTTTTAATATATTCGTCTTGCTTTAACTTAGAAAAGTAACTCCAAAGACTTCCAGAGTGTTTTTCATCTTTTAGCTGATTAATTGAAGAAAGTTCCGCTTTATCGTAGATGCCTATTTTTAAGGCTTCATCTTTTTTAATATTTTTTGAATTATCCCAACAATTAAGACAAACATTTCTATAAATAGAAACGCCGTTGGATTGTGTTAATTCGTAAATTACTGTTTTAGGTTTTTTGCAGCATATACCTAAATTTTCTTTGAAGGTGTAAACGCCAAAGTTATAGCAATCGTTACAATAATAGCCGTATTGTGTTTCAGTTTCTTTGTACTGAATGTTTTCGCTGCCGCAAATTGCACATTCTTTAGTCAATGATTCCATGATTAATAGCGGTTGTAAGGGTGGGGAATAATTTGTTTGTGATAGCTTCGGCTTCTTTTAATGCTGCAATAATGGATATCTCACCTTGCGCCGTTGTTACTTCAAATTGATGTATGAAGTCAATATACTTATCTTTTTTAGGGTGATAAACCCCTACACACGCACCAATAATACAAGCACTTGGAAAATCTTCCGTACGTTTTTCAAAGTCTTTCAACACTACTGATTTAAGACAATTTAATAACTCTTTATTAAAACTCATAGCAAATAAAAAAGCCCTTAACGGTTCGAGCTGCCACTCTCCCCGTTAAGGGCTGAAAAATATTTAATCAATAAGACATTGGCAGATGTCTGTATTTGTGATATAAGAACTACCGCAAATATACTAAAAACTATCGAATATCCTGTAATACTTTTTCATAGCATAACCAAAAATCCTCTGGCGTTTTAACAAAAAAATAGTAACCTCCTGCCGCTATTTCCCTTGCTTGTTCTTTTAATTGGTCTGCTGATGCTTTGTCTGCGCCTATCTTAATTTCAAACTTTACAGAACGTCCTTGAATGGTAGCGGTAACATCCGCCGTGCCTTTTCGGGTTGTAGACGGGATATATTTTTTTACTGTTAGTATTGTACCGCTTTGTTGCTTTTCGGTTGCATCTACTAATCTTCCTGCACTACTTACCCTTGTGGCGTTACCCCCTTGCCAATTAATAGCGTTTACTATGTAGTTAGTAAGTCCGTTACTTTTTCTTATATCAGGATACTTAGGTTGTGAGTAATGTCCATCAGCTACAACAGTAGGACACTTCACTTCCATGTACTTCCTATGTACCTCATTATACCTTTCTTTTGCTGTCATGTTAGAAGAGGGATTGTTGTTATTTTTTATACTTAGGCTCATAAAGTGCATATCCTTTAATTCTTGCAATATTTTGATTAAACTTATGCCAAATATTTTCGTTTAAGAACTCAAAATGCCCTGTACCTTTTTTAAATGCTTTAAATTTAAAATATGCAAATTCGTGCCACTTTCCAAACTCTAAATTTGCTTCACGATTACAAGTTTTATAAAGACTTTTTAAGCTATCATAATTATCACCATTGAGATAACATAATGCTTTAATAAAATCGTCTAAAATATCATTATTTCTATTATGGTACAAATTGACTGTAACCTCACCGCCGTATCCAACATTGAACAAATAAGGCATAATAAATTTACGATTAACTAAATAATGGCTATTAGTTTTCCATCCCTCAACGCTATATCTATTATCGTGGTGGTGTTCTGTCAACTTATCAAATACTTCAATTAAAGCTTTATCCATACGCTGAGAGTTAGTACCGATAACTATATCAAGCATTCTGTAAATATTACGCATTGTAAAGGGTATTTCAGTTTGCTGCTCTACGAACTTATTAATATCTTCCTTTAACCCTTTGGTGGCATATTTATTCATATTCATTTTACTAAATATAAACTTCCAACCTGCTTTTTGTAAGTCTTTTTTAAATTCATTTCTATTTTTAGGTGCATCTTTTTCAGTTATAGACATTCCTAATTTTGCGGAATAAAAACCGTTTGTAAGATTATTCATTTTAACGGCTGCTTGCAATTGCTCATCAAATATCTTTATTGCACCCGTATAACGATTAACCAAATCACGAACAACGTTATAAGACATAATACCGTTTACTTGTTGTTCAATTTCTTCATCTAAAAAAAATCCATCAAATTCGCCTTTATTACTTTCTCCTGCTTTCTTTATTCTTACTAATACAATCCCCGTATCTGTTGTGCGTTCTGCCTCACTAAAAACATTGCCTAAATATTCAAAGCTGCCATAATTTTCAATAATAGAAAACAATTCACCACGTTTATTTGAATATCTATTTTTAACAGTTTCTTGATTACATATCGCAATAATATCACAACAACCGGGAGCGATATTGTAGGCGTGTAGGATATGAGTATCAGCGTTTGAGAAAGGGGGATTCATTACTATCATATCAATATGGCTAATCATATCGCTAGTGGTTGTCATAAAATCATCCGAAATTACTTTACATTTAGTCTTTAATATTTTTCTGAGGCTGTCGTTTTTTTCTGCCGCAATTACTTCTTTTGCGCCATTCTGTAAAAGATAGCTAACAATGTTACCACTTCCTGCGGATGGTTCTAGTATAATCTTATTTGTAAAATCATAACCGTTAATCATACGGTCTATCACATTATCAGGGGTCGGGTAAAATTCTTTGTCAAACATTTTTTTTATTTTATATCTTGTATTAAAATTTCTTCACCATTTAATTTTGCATCAATAACACTTTCTAACAGTTCCCTAAATTCTGGTTGTAGTAGTGCTATCTTTTCAGCAATGGCAGGAACGGCGAAAACATCGGAGTTCCATTCTTTACGGCAGCCTTCACGCACTTCTTTAGGGAAATTCGGGTTAGTTATGAAGTCTGTATAAATCCAATCTATTTTAGCCTCATAACGTTTACCCAATTTTTCTCCAAGAGAGTTGGGCATTTCCCGTTGAAGGTCTTGGTAGTGTTCTTTCGCTAATCGGAGATGATGTATTGCGCTGACAATGTTGCTTCTCATTGTATTCTGTTGGTTTGTTTATGAAATAAATTTTATGATGCTTGTGCTGTGGGTATAATTTAAGTTGCTGCGCCATCCATTCATTACGTTCTTTTCGCATTGTATAGTATCTGCTACCCTTAAACTCACCATCGAAATAGACTTCTATTGAACCTCTCATTTTCATTTAATTAATGGCTGCAAACGTGTTAGGCTTGCAGCCTGTGAGATTAATCTTCTTCGTGTTCAATACAATTCTTAATAAATGCTTCGTGTGCTTCTTTGGTATCTAAAAGAACATTATTATCATAACGCCTGTACATCATTTGTTCTTGGTCGTAAATAATAAACCTATGTGCTTTCAAGTGATGTTTTTTAGTTAGCCAAATTACATCTTTATAATGTTCTTCATTGTAACTCCAGTGATGCTTTTCTGCATTTTCAAAAGGCTTTTTTAAAGAAGAAGAAAAGTTTGTAGCTTTAACCTTTTCGGGAAATTTAGCCGCCCATTTTGCATTACTATTAGGCTTTGCTTTACTTGTGCCTTCATAAAGTCTAAAATATTTTTGCCTACCCCTTTTGCGCTCTTTTTCAATATATAAAGAGTCTTTAATATTTTGCAAATAGTTTCCCTTAACATCTTCTTTATTACAAACTTTGCACTTGTTAACGTGACCGTCAGCCATTCTAGGGTGTGCATAAAATTCTGTTAGTTGCTTTTCAATACCACATTTAAAACATACTTTCATATTAAATAATTTCCGCTAAGATACTAAATAAATAACTTTAAACGGAAATTATTTTAACACTTTTTTACCATTCTAAAATGGAAAATCTCCGCTTGAATCATCTACTACTACTGCCGCTGCCTGTGGTGTAGGGGCTGATGCCTGTTGTGCATCTGCTTTACTTCCAAGTAGTTCAATATTATCTACTCTAAGGACTAAGCTACTAACTTCTTTACCTTCTTTGTTGGCGTACGTTTGCATACCAATATCGCCGTAAACTAGCACTTTAGTACCTTTCTTTAGATAGTCTACTATTGCTGTCTTTTCACTCCAACGGCTACACTTTACCCATAACGTTTGCGGTTGGTCTTTACTACCTACTGCTACACCAATATTGAACTCTAAAACCTTTTTTCCTGCGGCATCTTTTATGATGGCATCTGCGCCAAGATTACCTGTAAATGTTGCTTTATTCATTATACTTACGGCTGTGAAGTAG